CCACGGCGTGCGAGACTGGCCCCTATGAGGCTGGCGATTATGAACACGGACGTGCTTATTCGCAAGTGCAAAGTGTGCGGTATCGAACTTCATAGGATTGGGAATACAGGGCGATGGCCATTCATATGCGCCGACGATAGATGCAAGCAAATCCGTCGCGCGCAATACTCTCGTGATCATGCTGTGAGACAGAAGCAACGCAACTGGGCGCTAGCCGGTGGTGATCCCAGACGCAAGTCCTGCTCGCTTTGTGGTGCCGAGTTTGGTGGTGTCACCGCGCCGCTTCATGATCGATGCGGTAAGTGCAGGTTGAGTGCCAGGACACATACCTGTGTCAAGTGTGGCATTGAGTTTGCAAGAGGGACTACTCGTAAGCGGCAGGACGCGTTGAAATATTGCTCACATGAGTGCTACATGCGAGATCGATTCGGTCCTTCAAAACCGAAGAAAGAGTTGACTGAGAAAACCTGCCGGGTTTGCGGAGTACGTCTATCGCCGTCTTCATCGGCGTTGTCTTGCAGTAAGTCCTGTCAGCGCAAATATAAGCGGAAGCAGCACACTGAACGAATGGCGCAGCGTCGTTGGACGTGTCAACGATGCGGCCTAACGTGGCTGGGACGCAAAGCCAACTTGTGTCAGGAATGTCGAACGATTGCCAGTCGCGAGACCATGCGCGCACAACGCACTCGAAGTAAAGCCGCTAAGCGTGGCGCAAGATTGCAAACGTTTGGGAGAAAAATAACACTGCGTCGACTGATCGAGCGTGACGGCATCCGGTGCGGCATATGTGGACGCAACACGAACATTCGAGCGCACTATCTGTCTGACGACTACCCGTCAGTTGACCACATTGTTCCCGTTTCGCACGGTGGCGCACATTCGTGGACAAATGTTCGGGTGGCTCACCGCGGTTGCAATTCGGTGCGAAGCGACAAGCCGAGCGGCGCGATTCAGACTGCCCTCCCGATGGTCATCGAGATACGTGGTGCGCATGGGACAATCGTCATGACGCCAGTCGCAACCGAGGAAAGGAAACGACGATGAGCATCCGTGGCGTGCGCAAGACCGCACAATCGCGTGACCGCGACAGGACGAAGATCAAGATCAACGAGTCGACCGGCTCCGAACCCGTCATGCCTCACGGGCTGACGATGAACGCGCAGCGTATCTGGACCGATACGGTGACGTACCTACGGGACGACGGGCGGCTGCACGCCAACCAGGGGCCGCTGATCGAGCGGTTCGCGATTACCGTGGACCGCGCGAAGATTGTCGACGCCGTCATCGAGGTCGAGGGCCTGATGGTCGATGGCAAACCGCACTCGCTGCTATCAACGTCCATCGCGCTTGCGGAGAAGATCAGGATGATGGCACGTGAATTGGGCATGACCCCGGCGTCACGGTTGCCGACCCTCGTGCCAGCCGAGCGGCCCGAACTGGCCCCGGTGTCACCGATTGAGGCGTTGATGCGTCGACGCGAGATGCGCGCGTGACGTTCGCTACGGATTTCATCGGCAACCTGCGCCAGTCGAAAGGCCGGTGGGCTGGCGAGCCGCTGGAACTCCTGCCGTGGCAGACCGAGATCCTCGACCGGTTGTACGGGACGATCCGTCCTGATGGCACGCGCCAGTACCGGACCGCCTACGTCGAGGTTCCACGCAAGAACGGGAAGTCGACGCTCGCGGCCGGGATCGCGCTGTACAGCCTGATCGCCGACGGCGAACCCGGTGCCGAGGTGTACCTCGCTGCCGTCGACCGTGACCAGGCGGCAATCGTGTTCGACGTGGTCCGCGAGATGGTGGCACAGGAACCGCACCTCAAGAAACTCTTAAAGGTGGTTCCATCGACGCGTCGCATCCTCTACGGTGCGACATCATCCGTCCTTCGCGTAATCGCATCCGACGCAGGCGGGTCGCACGGCTTCAACGCGAGTTGCGTGATCGCGGACGAGGTGCACGCGTGGCCGTCCCGGGAACTGTGGGACGTCTTGTCGACGTCGACGGGAGCGCGTCGCCAGCCGCTCATGATCGGGATCACGACCGCGGGGTTCGAGTCAAACAGCCTCGGTGGGCAGTTGCACGAATATGCCGAACGCGTCCGTGACGGCGTCGTGGACGACCCGTCGTTTTTGCCGGTGCTGTACGGGGCCGAACCTGACGAGCCGTGGGACGATCCGGCGGTCTGGCGCAAGGCGAACCCGTCGCTCGGGCACACCGTCACGGAGGAATACCTCGCCGGTGAGTGCGCACGCGCCAAGGCCGTCCCGGCGTACGAAAGTGCGTTCCGGCGCTTGCACCTGTGCCAGTGGGTCAACCAGGAAACGCGCTACCTGCCGATGGAGGCGTGGGCGGACTGTGCCGGTGGCGTGACGTTTGCCGATCTGGAGAACGAACTGGACGGCGAGGTCTGCTACGGCGGACTGGACCTGTCGGCCACGACAGACATGACGGCGCTGGTGCTAGTTTTCCCGCGTGGCGACGGACGGTACGACGTGATCCCGAGGTTCTGGCTGCCTGGTGACGACATCAAGCGCCGGTCGGAGCGGGATCGCGTGCCGTACGACGTGTGGGCGAGGCAGGGGTTGCTGACGCTGACCCCGGGAAACGTGGTCGATTACGCGCACGTCCGTGCCGAAGTCAACGCACTGGCACGACGCTACGTGATCGGCGGGATATCGTACGACCGGTGGGCAGCCACGCAACTGGTGCAGGAACTCGTGGCTGACGGGATCGACATGGCACCGATGTCGCAAGGGATGGCGTCGATGGCAGCGCCGACGAGTGCGTTGTTGCAACTGACGCTAGGGCGGAAACTTCGGCACGCCAATCATCCGATCCTGCGTTGGCAGGCGGATAACCTCGTGGTGATCAGCGACGCGGCGGGGAACGTCCGGCCTGCGAAACACAAGGCGCGACAGCGCATCGACGGGATCGTGGCGCTGATCATGGGCATCGACCGCGCGTCACGCAACGCGGGTGCGGGTGCGTCGGTGTACGAGGAGCGGGGGATGTTGGTGCTATGAGCGACGAGTACGGCGCAATCATCATCGACGCGGTCGGAATCATCGGGGTGATATTGTTGGTTACCGGGGTCGGCCTATGGTCTGTCCCGGCAGCGCTCGTGATCCTTGGCCTGATCGGTATCCTGTTATGGATCGGCGCACTCGGCGCGTCACGGAGGCAACAACGATGAGCGTGATCGGACGTGCGCTGTTCGGCAGCAACGAGAACCGCAACTACTGGTGGCCGCACCTTGCCCAGGCGATGGCGGGGTCTGCGAACACGACTGGCCGGGCGGTGACGCCGACGACGGCGGTCGGGTCGACTGCGGTCTGGGCAGCGGTCCGGATCATCAGCGAGAGCATCGCCACCCTGCCGTTGCGGGTGTATCAGCGTGGCACGGACGGTCGCGCCATCGCGACGGAACATCCGCTGTACCCGATCCTGCACGATCGGCCGAACCCGAGGCAGACAGCGGTCGAGTACCGCGAACAGCAACTCGCGAGCCTACTCCTCTGGGGCAACGCGTATACATGGATTGACCGGTGGCCGTCCGGCCGACCACGCGCACTGTGGCCGATTCGGCCGGACCGCGTCACCGTGAAGGTGGACGTGGCGACCGAGGCGGACCCGGTGCCCAACCTTGTGTACGTCGTCCAGACGCACGACGGCGGACAGCGCGTCTACGCGGCTGACGATATCCTGCACATCCGTGGCCTGTCGAGCGACGGGTTGATGGGTCTGTCACCGATTGCGGTGCACCGCGACGCGGTCGGACTGGAACAGGCGGAGCGCGAGTTTGCCGGCCGCTTTTTTGGGAACAACGGTCGACCAGGTGGCGTCCTGAAAGTCGCGGGGCGGCTGTCCAACGACGCAGCCGTGCGACTGAAGCAGTCGTGGGAATCCGCACACCGCGGATTGGACAACGCGCACCGCGTCGCCGTCCTTGAAGAGGGGATCGAGTGGCAATCGATGGGCATGCCGCTTCAGGATGCCCAGTTCGTGGAACAGCGCCGGTTCAGCATCGAGGAGATCGCGCGTATATTCCGGGTGCCGTTGCACCTGATGGGCGACCTTCAACGGGCGACGTACAGCAACATCGAGCATCAATCCATCGAGTTCGTCGTTCACACGATCCGCCCGTGGTGCGTGCGCCTGGAGCAGTCGTTCAATACGCTGTTGTACCCATCCGAGCGTCAGGGCCTATACATCGAGCACAGCGTCGACGCGTTGCTACGCGGGGACATCAAGTCGCGGTACGACGCGTACGCGGTCGGGCGCCAGTGGGGTTGGCTGTCCGTCAACGAGATCCGGTCGTTCGAGAACCTCAACGGCGTCGGGACGGACGGTGACAGCCTTATCCAGCCGCTGAACTTCGGCACGATGGGTGCGACGCCGACGGACGTGGTCGCATCGACACCGGCGCAACCGAGCGCCAGTGCGCGCGCGATCATCCGCGAAGTCTCCACCCGCATGCTCGAAGACGGCGACACATGGGACATCGAGGAGCGCGCCATCGAGGTGCCCGAATGGATGCGCGCGAACGTCCGGCGTGGTCTCGCGTGGTACGAGGATGGCCTGGCGGGCGAGGGTGTCACCGCGCAGACCGTCCGGGAAGCGCGTCAACTCAGCGCGGGATCGTGCAGCGACGCCAAGGTCCGCCGGATGGCGGCGTGGTTCGCCCGTCATATGGTTGACCTCGACGCACCGGCCGCTTCGCCGGACAATCCGGACTACCCGTCACCCGGCGTCGTTGCACACGCGTTGTGGGGCGGCGGAACCCGCGGACAGTCCGAACGGGCGCAACGCTGGGCGAAGGCGCGTGTCGCGGAACTCGACGGGCCAATGCAAACCGAAGGCCGGACATTGTCTGGCAGTCACGAGGACGACGTCACCGCGCTTGTCGGAATGGCGATGCGGTCCCTCGATGTCCCCGGTATCGCGTCCGCGATTCGGGAGAGTCTCGGAGCCGAGAAATGAGCGAAGGCACGACCCGCGGTGAGGCAGCCGCACACATCCTTGCACGCGAGACCGGACGGCGGATGCGTGCCGTCCAGGCACGAATCGACGAAGTCGAGGAGCAGCGCAAGGCGGCGCTCGACGCGATCGCGTCACGGTTGACCGAACACGATGGGTCCGAGGCGCGTCAGGATGGGTTGATCGACGGGCTACGCGCCGACCTCGGAACGGTGCAGGCGGTCACGATCGCGATTGATGCGGCGCACGGCGAGACGCGGGAATTGACGGCTGCACAGGCGCAGGAACTGGTCCGCATCGCGCAGCGGCTGACGGTGAACGAGGCGGTCGACGCAAGGCAGGATGGGACGCTGGCTGAGGTGCTCGACCGCGTCGACGTGCTCGAAGCGACCGCGCCGGTGCCGGGACCAAAGGGGGATCGTGGCGAACGTGGCGAGCGCGGACCCGCCGGGCCGCGTGGCGCAATGGGACCGCCAGGGATACCCGGGTCCGGGTCCGGCGGGTCCGGGTCCGGTGGGTCTGGCGCGATCAACAGCGTCACCGCATCATCCGGCCTGTCCGTCACGGGCACTTCGGATCTCACGATCACGAATACCGGCGTGCGGAGCCTGAGTGGTTCCGGGCTGACGGTGTCCGCCTCGACCGGCGACGTAACGCTGACCGCACCGACCGTATCCGGCGGAACCGGGATCAGCGTGTCCGGGTCGGGGACCACATCGATCACCGTGAGTGCCACCGGCGTCAACTCCGTGAGTGCGGGTACCGGGATTAGCGTGTCAGGCACAACGGCGCTGACCGTCTCGGCGACCGGCGTCCAGTCGCTCACCGCAGGCAACGGAATCACGGTCTCGGGAACCACGACGCCGACCGTTTCGGCGAGCCTTGCGGCTGGTAGCGGGATCGGGATCAGTGGGACGACGACGCTCACGGTCAGCAACAGTGGGGTGACGAGCCTGGTGGGAACCGGCGTGTCCGTCAGTGCATCAACCGGAGCCGTCACGATTACGGCTCCGGTAGTGACGGGTGGCACCGGGATCACGGTTGCAGGGTCGCAGACCACGAGCCTCACGGTCACGAATAGTGGAGTGACAAGCATCGTTGCCGGTACCGGGATCGCGGTGTCAGCGGCTACGGGTGCCGTCACCGTGAGTGCGTCTGGAGGTGGAGGCGCTTCAACCACCTCCGCAAACACATGGACAGCCACACAGACGTTTGCCGGAGGCACTAGCAGCGGATTTCCCGCGACAACCTATGGCGTGCTGTCCGACAGTTACGGAATGGTGCGGGCAAACAGGTTTGTGCAAGGAAACCTTGTTTCCGGCTCAAGCATTACCTATGCGCCAATAACTGCCAATAACCTTGTTCCACTGCCGATGTTTCAAGGCGGAACTGGAGCATTGACTTCGGTAGGAACGGCAGCAACGGGAGTCGGTTGCATATATGTTGCGGTTGATCCAACTGGCAGGTTTGCTTTTGTGACGAATCAGAGTGGCACCACAGTGCAAGCCTATACCATCGACCAATCCACCGGAGCATTGACTTCAGTAGGGACGGCAGCAACTGGCGTCTTTCCAAGTGGTGTAGCGGTTGATCCAACTGGCAGGTTTGCTTTTCTGACGAATACGGATGGCAATACAGTGCAAGCCTATACCATCAATCAATCCACCGGAGCATTGACCTCGGTAGGAACGGCAGCAACGGGAACCACTCCAACTAGTGTCGCGGTTGATCCGACTGGCAGGTTTGCTTTTGTGACGAATCTCAATGGCAATACAGTGCAAGCCTATACGATCAATCAATCCACCGGAGCATTGACTTCGGTAGGAACGGCAGCAACGGGGACATCTCCTAGAGGTGTCGCGGTTGATCCAACTGGCAGGTTTGCTTTTGTGGCGAATTATGGTAGCGACACGGTGCAAGCCTATACCATCAATCAATCCACCGGAGCATTGACCTCGGTAGGAACGGCAGCAACTTTGACACAGCCTTATAATGTTGCGGTTGATCCAACTGGTAGGTTTGTATTGGTTACAATTTATGGGTTCAACCGCCTATATAGTTACAAGATCAATCAATCTACCGGCGCACTGGGTTCTGCTACTGCCGCAACAACCGGAAGTTATCCAACTGGTGTTGCGGTTGATCCAACTGGCAGGTTTGCTTTTCTGACGAATACGGGTGGCAGTACCGTTCAAACCTATACCATTAATCAATTCACCGGGGCATTGACTTCAGTAGGTACTACGGCGACGGGGACAACTCCTTATGGTTGTGTAGTTGACCCGATTGGCAGGTTTGTTTTTGTGGTGAATTATGGTAACTCCACGGTACAGACATATCGAATCAACAATTTTGCGGCCAATACCGGGACGTTCCTTGATCGCATGATGGTCGGAACCATTGCTTCTCCGGCATACGCACTGCAACTGTCAACCGATTCCGCGGGCAAGCCAACCAGTTCATCGTGGACGATTGTCAGCGACGCCCGTGTGAAGGAAGTGACCGGCAGTTACCAACGTGGGCTGGCAGACGTGGTTGCGCTGACACCAAAGAAATACCGGCTCAATGGCAAGCACGGCTCGGTCGATGATGGAAAGGAACACGTTTCCATCATCGCGCAAGAAGCACAGGACACCTGGCCGGAGATGATCGGTGCATTCCCGTATCAGGAGACTGATCCCGAGACCGGCGAGACCATTCAGTTGGAACTGCTCAATCTCAACACCAACGACCTGCAATGGGGACTGGTGAACGCGATAAAGGAACTCGCGGAGCAGAACGCCGCAATGCAGGCACGCATTGATGCGCTGGAGGCCAAGCCGTGACGGCGCGGAATGCGCTCGCACGGGCGACCGGCGTGACGTTGCCGG